CTCAGCCAGCAGACACTTATGCTAATCCACACACCAATAAAGAAAAGCATATTACTGGCCAAGAAGTTATGGATCGTGGTGAGTTTGTTCACACCAAATCAGCCAAAGACGCTAAGTTAACAGACCCTGTTAAGAGTGGTGTTTGCTATGGCGAAACTAAAGAAACCAAAACTTCTGGTATTGAAATGCGTGGCGCAGGAGCAGCAACTAAAGGACGTATGTCCAGAGGCCCAATGGCATGATGAATTACCAGCAGCTGTGGCAAGCGATTCAGGATTACGCTGAAACCACAGAGTCACTGTTTGTAGCAAACATTCCCCTGTTTGTTCAGGAGGCGGAAGACCGCATCTATAACTCGGTGCAGATTCCATCTTTGCGGAAAAATGTTACAGGTAACTTAACTGCTGGCAATCCCTATTTATCATTACCTATGGACTACTTGTCCACATACTCTTTGGCTATAATTGATAGCACAGGAACATACAGTTATATTCTTAACAAAGATGTTAACTTTATTCGGCAATCGTTTCCCAATCCAAATACAACTGGTTTTCCATATTGCTATGCTTTGTTTGGATCACAATTATCGAATATTAACGAATTGTCATTAATAGTTGGCCCTACACCAGACTCTAATTACACGGCCGAGCTTCATTATTATTACTATCCTCCTACTATCGTACAAGGCCAAATTAGCGTTTGGAATATCGTTAATGCGGGTTCTAGCTACTCTCCTGGAACGTATGAAAACGTACCCTTGACTGGCGGATCAGGTTCTGGAGCTATTGCAACTATCGTGGTAGGAAATTCCAACACTATAACATCTGTTATAGTGACAAATGGTGGTAATTTCTATGTTGTTGGTGACCAATTAAGCGCTTCAACTGCTAATTTAGGCGGTGGTGGCGGCACAGGGTTTACCCTTAATATAACAGGATTGACTAATTCCACAGGAACTAGCTGGCTTGGTGATAACTATGACCCAGTTCTTTTCTATGGATCTATGCGGGAAGCGATGCTTTTTCAGCGTCAAGAGCCTGACGTTATCAAATATTACGAAGATAAATACCAAGAAGCCCTTGGTCAGCTTAAACGTCTTGGCGATGGTCTGGAGCGCAATGATGCCTACAGACGTGGTCAAACAAGCTTACCTTATAACAAACTATAACTATGCCAATCGTCCAAGCCGCTTGTAATGTATTCCAGCAAAATTTGCTCAATGGTAATGAGAACTTTACCAACGGCACTTATTACATTGCTCTATACAATGCCAACGCTAATTTGAACGCCACAACCACGGCTTATACCACGGTAAATGAGGTTACTGGAACGGGCTATACGGCTGGCGGAATACCTTTGGTAATATCCCAAACCCCTACAATTAATAACCAATACAACACGACTTATGTGTCATTCCAAAATGCAGTTTGGAGTCCTGCTGCATTTACTTGCAGGGGTGCATTGGTATATAATTACACTACAAAAGCAGCTTGTTTTGTGTTGAATTTTGGGTCTGATAAGACTTGTAACAACAGCTTTACGGTGACTTTCCCAGCAGCGACTTACTCGTCTGCTATTTTAACGATTAGTAGTTATACGGATGCAAACGTAGTCAGTTCAGGCGATTAAGGAGATTTCATGACTAAAGAATTATCAAATTTTGGCGATCAAGCCGTGGCAACATTACAAGCTAATGCTGTTATTCCAGAAGGTATGGGCGTAGAAGGTTACTACCATGTAGAGTGCCGTGATGCAAATGGCAATCTTAAATGGACAGATGACCTTCCTAACCTGGTTGTTGCCGTAGGTAAACAGTTAATGCTCAATACCTTATTGACAACATCTGGCACATATACCACTGTTGGACCATTTTTAGGTTTGATTTCTAATAGCTTTACCGCTTCAGCATCAGACACAATGGCTTCCCATACATGGACAGAGTTTACCAACTACACGGTTGGCGGAACAGCAGTTCGTGGTACAGCCGTATTTGGTACAGCAACCTCTACTGGTTCTACACCATCTAACGTAACTTCATCTACCGCTACTGCTATTACATACACTATTACTGGTGCTGGCGGTACTATTTATGGTTGCTTCTTGGTAACTGGTACTGGCGCTGTAAGCACACAAAGCTCAACAGCTGGTGTTTTATACAGTGAAGGATTGTTTAGTACAGCTAAAACAACTACATCTGGTGATACTGTTAGCGTTACCTACAGCACGACCGCTACTAGCTAAGGAGCTTTAAATGGCTCTAGTTATTGCAGACCGTGTCCAGCAGCAGGGATCGGCCAATACCACTGTTAGTTTTACGCTCAGTTCGGGCGTAACAGGGTATCAGTCGTTCTCTGTTATTGGTAACGGCAATACAACTTACTATGCTGCAACCGATGCTTCTGGTAACTGGGAGGTCGGTGTTGGAACCTATTCCACCACTGGACCAACATTAACTCGTACTACCATTATCTCCTCTTCCAATTCGGGAAGTGCTGTATCTACATTTGGTAACCCAGTCAACGTATTTGTTACTTATCCATCCGAAGATGCGGTATATGCAAATGGCACGGTTCTTGTAGCTCCAAGTGGCGCTATATTGCCTGTTGCTAATGGCGGAACAGGAGCCAGCACAGCAAGCATTACATCTTTTAATAATATTACTGGATACTCTGCATCTGGTGCAACTGGAACAACAAGCAGTAATTTAGTATTTTCAACTAGCCCAACATTAACTACTCCAGCGCTTGGAGCAGCAACTGCAACATCAATAGTAGCAAGTAACGGTCTTTATTCAACAGGCACCTATGGTGGGTCTTATACCGATGGTATTGTTTTAGATTACGCCACAGGAAACGGAAGAGTTAGCGTTGGTACTGGTGATAATCTAACCTTTTATACTGGTGGTTTAGCCAATACAGCAACTTTAACATTAAATACATCGGGCGCAATCGGAGTAGGATCTAGCCCAAGCTATGGTACGTCTGGACAGTTTCTCACTTCATCTGGCAGCGGATCGGCTCCTACTTGGACTACACCTTCCAGCATTTCACAGGCTAAAGTAACAGCTTTAGTCATGACGCTGGGCTTTTGATGATGATTACTCAAAAAATGCTCCATGAAATTTTTGATTACCGTGAAGATGGTAATTTAATTCGTAAAGATACTGGTGCTATTGTTGGTAGCAAACCAAAAGTTGTTACAAGAAACAGACGATATGCAACAACAAAAATTAAAGGACAACATTTTTGTGTGCATAAGTTAATTTATATGTATCACCATGGAGAAATGCCAGATCAGCTAGATCACATCAATATCAATTCATTAGATAATCGTATTGAGAATTTACGGCCAGCATCCAGTGAACAAAATATGAGTAATAGAACTTTATTTAAGAACAACAAGTCTGGCTATAAAGGCGTTTGTTGGCATAAACAACATGAAAAATGGGGCGTTACAATTGGTGTGAACGGCTTATTTAAACATATTGGTTACTTTGAAAACTTAGAATTAGCAGGATTGGTATCAATTGAAGCCCGTGATAAGTATCATGGAAAGTATGCATCACTCGCTTATAAAGGAATTTAATAATGGCTAACGCAAACATTGCTGCCCTAACATCAATCTATGGCAATACTGCCTATGTGGTTCCGTCTACAACTGGCGCTACAACAAGCTGGACGTACAACGGCTCAACTTCATTAACTGGTCTTACACCAGCGTCTGGCACCGTTAATAAAATTACTGGCTTGATTGTGTCTAACACAACTGCTTCAGCTGCTTATGCTACAGTCGGTGTGGGTAACAACGCCACGTTCGGCTCTGCTACAGTGATTGGCTATGTGGCTTATCAGATCTCTGTGCCAGCAAACGCTTCTTTGATCGTGGTTGATAAGACTACTGATCTGTATATCACGGAGAATCAATCTGTTGGTGTGACATCGGGCACTGCAAGTGCTTTGACTTACACAGCGATTTTTGAAGTGATCACCTAAGATGTCCCTGCGTTACACAGGAGCTTGGCTACAGGACGGAGCGTTCAACCCGCTAGTTGCACCTACACCTATTTATAATTACACATACAATTTATATAGCTGGGGTAATAATAACTTTGGTCAACTTGGTCTTGGAAATACTACAAACTATTCATCACCAAAACAAGTTGGTTCGTTAGTTAATTGGAGTCAAATATCTGGCGCTGGTACTTTTGCAACTTCTATTAAAACCGATGGCACACTTTGGACATGGGGAAACAATTATTCTGGTCAATTAGGACTTGGAAACACAACCAATTACTCGTCCCCAAAACAAGTAGGCGCTCTAACAAATTGGTCACAAGCAATTGGAACATCAGGCTCAATAATTGCAATAAAAACTGATGGAACCCTGTGGTCTTGGGGCGAAAATGGATCTGGTCAGCTAGGATTAGGCAACACAACAAATTATTCCTCTCCTAAGCAGGTAGGAGCTTTAACAAATTGGAAATCTGTATTTGTTCAATCTTCTAATTGCACATTTGCAATAAAAACAGACGGTACTTTATGGAGTTGGGGTAGTAATCCATTTGGGAATTTAGCATTAGGCGATACAACAAATAGATCATCTCCAACACAGGTTGGTTCACTAACCAATTGGTCATACATTAGCGGAAGTCAAAGCAGTAACTTTTATGCAACAAAAACTGATGGCACGTTGTGGTCTTGGGGTTGGGGTTATGGTGGGTCTTTAGGTCTAGGTAACACAACAAGTTATTCATCTCCAAAACAAATTGGCGCATTAACAACATGGCTAAATGTATCCGCTGGTGGATACTTTGGTACCGCAGTTAAAACTAATGGAACTTTATGGTCTTGGGGGGCAAATTACGCTGGTCAATTAGGGCTTGGAAATACCACATATTATTCTTCACCAAAACAAGTAGGGGCATTAACTAATTGGTCAAGTACAGCCAGCGGTGGAACTTCAACTCTAGCAATTACTACAAACGGATTTTTATGGTCTTGGGGTGGAAACTCTATTGGACAATTAGGATTA